TAGCCTGGTCTTTTAGTGTTTGCTGCGCGTTAGTAATTTGCAGTGCTTTCAATTCAGTCTTTGTAAATTTATTAATAATTTTAATTGTGTTACCAACTAAGACCACATCTTGCAATTGATTGTTTAAAACGGCAAGGTATTCAGCGTACTGCTCAGATGTAATTATGATTGCATTAGCTGGTAACTCATCGTCTGCAACTTGATTATAAGAGCTAATATATTCCTCAGTTATCCTGGCAATTTTCTTAAATTCATCACCAACATCATTAAAATAATTTACTTCTTTATCAATCTCCCGAGTTGAAATCACAGGCTCATTTTTTAGTAATTGGATTCCAAATTTATGAAATTTATTGTCTTGAAATTGGATATAATAATTATAATTTTGCATTTTAAACTCCTGAAATTTTGTAATAAATTTTAATTGCTCCGGGTATAGCATATAGTGACTTCCAAAAAAATGTACAGCCTGTAGCAGTTGTAATACTGGTGCCAACGGTTACACCAACTGAACTAACTGGTGTACAGACTAATGGATGACCAGCTTGAGTGAAACTCAAAGGGAAAACCACATCACCGCTACCGCTTGTCTTATTATCACCCTGCAGAACTATGCTACTTGATATAGCAATGTCACCATTTGATGATTTAGCCCAGCCAGCACCGCGCGCAATAATACCCGCACCATTTGCGGTGATAGAATTACTTACAAAAATTGCATTAGCTACTTCAAGAGTCTTAGCTCCAGTTGCTAGCGTTGGTGCAGTTGGTATATAACTAAAACCCACAACGCCTGTATCTGGGTTCATTGAAAATAATTGTTTATATGTTGAATTAAGACCATCTGCGTCATATTTATATAATCTAACCCAACCATTACCACCTGTAGCAGTGCTACCAACTGGTGATAGCGAAAACTCTTGATATGTTAAATCAGATGATAACCGTTGTACAATATTCATACCTTTATTAAATGTGCTATTTCTTTTATATGTAATATCTGGCTGAACAGTGATACCAGACATAAATTTGCCACCGGTTGAATTAATAACAGTTAAAACATTACCAGCAGCATCTATATCATATACCCCTTTAGCCTGCGTAAAGTTACTATTAAGTACGATTGGGGCGCCTAGTGTAGGTAATTCACTATGACCAGCTGCTATCATATCATCAATGTGATCTTGAGAATAGGTTGACAACCCCGTAATTGATGTAACTATGCCGATATTCCAGCCAGTAGATAAATTAGCTATTGTCGCAGCGGTATAAGAAGCGAGTAAATTATCGACTGATACTCGCATTACCGTTGACCATGTTGAAGCAACAGCGCCAATATAAATGCAAGGTTCGCCACCGCTATTCGCTCCGAAGCTAATAGGATAATTGGCGGAAGTGAAGCCAGAGATTGTCGTTGCTGATACATTATTCCATGTTGAAGCACCCCAACACCCAGATATACAAATAGAAGAAGTGTTTGTTTGTGAGTTATTATTATAAATGTTAACTGTCATTTTTAACATTGTATTCAATGCTTTAATGGAGACCGGTAATGTTATACAGATAGCACCTTTTTGCGCTCCTGCGGCGTATATGCTATTATAATAAGCATCAGTTGGGTAAATAATCCTAGTCATTAACTCAGTAGATGAACCTGTTTGAACAGTTATCGTTTTAGAAGCTGAAGTAATTGCAGTTTTTTCTACCCAATCCTTTACTAAATTATCTTGTTGCACTACAAAATTATTTGTTGCGTAACCGTCTAATTGAACATTAAACTCAACTGCAGCTAGATTTGATAATGTAATCATAGTTGCAAATTTAATTGATACTGATTGAACATCCCCTGGCTTGGGTTTGTATACTTTATTAGCAATTCCAATTGCAATTAAATCCCCAACATCATCAAAAATACCATATTCACAAATATAGAACCCACCTATAGTTTCAGGTATTATTGTGTTAAGTATTATCACTGTTTCATTTTTTGGATCAGTTGAAGCGCTATCAATTGGTTTACGATATTTCTCACTGCGTAATTCAGTTTCGTCTCCAGTTGGAATATAATCTGCTTCTCCAACTGCAAATGTGAGTAATTTAACGGTTTTACCAGCTGCGGCAGCTGCGGCAATCTTAGCTAACCCATTCTTAGTTAGTATTGTATTAAACATTATGGCTCCTTTGGTTAATAATTAATATAGTTATCTTTTATAGCTATTGCTAAACAAGTTGCTATTGCGGCGTAAGCACACGATTGAGCAACGATATCTTTGGGTGGTACGTACACATCACAGATGCTTAGACTTACAGTTGTTGCAGTTGTAATATATGTGGTTGAGTTAGCGATAATTTCTTTTGGCGGTGACCATGGTTCAAAAGAATCTCGTACCATAATGCTTAGTCGAGTTGCTATTGCGGCGTAAGCACACGATTGAGCAACGATATCTTTGGGTGGTACGTACACATCACAGATGATTAGACTTACAGTTGTTGCAATTCCAATATAAGTTGTTGACTCAAGTGATATATTTTGCGCATAATAAGCCCAGCTGCGAGTGTTTTTATATTGATCAATCAAAGCATTTAATAATTTTAACCGCTCAGGAGTTAAAGATTCAGACCCTGTGATTGAAATTTGAAAAGTGTACGGTTCGCCGCCATATTCAAACCACTCTAAGATTGCCGCATTAAACCCTAATAAATTTAAAACATACTCGACACCAGCCTTAGTACCTTTTAATTTTTTTAGCTGAACATAGTTTTTAATAAAATTAATTTTGTCTTGCCGGTTATTAATAAAAATGGTTTCAATCGAATTAGCAATGCGACGCTCAACCAGTAGGTAATCCAACGTTAAATCATCTAAAGTATCCAATTGCGTAAAAATAATCTTATTTTGAATAATATCTGCAATCTCATCAATTTCAGGCTGCATCGCTTCACAAAGCCAACATACTTCATCATACTGTATTAATCCCGATGGTAATAAGCTTAGTAATTTAGTCTCAAAAATTGTACTCATTAGTAATCTTCCTCAATGCCTCCAAAATTAATAATCAGATTGGTGTTATTGGCTACTTGATAGCGAGTTAATTCAATTTGCTTGGGGTTAGCAATTTCTATCCGCCTTACACCGGTTGCCATTAACAATGCAGCTAAATCGGATGGACTAACCGCTTTACCGAGTTTAGTTTTAGTGTTGAAAATAAATTGCTGAGCAGTAGCTTCAACATTCTTAGCTATTTGCTGGGTATCAAATTCGCTGCGAGAACTAATCCAAAAAGTAAATTCAATCTGATAATCAACTACTACTGGCTTCATTACTACCACTTTATCTGTCAATGGTCGGCGATTTTTGGGCGATACTGCAGCGTAAATCAACTCCAATTCTGCATCAGTTGGAAATCGCCCATCATCCATAAGTACAATCACATCAACTACACCAGCTTTTTTAGAATCAACTTGTACATCCGCTACCGCACTAGAAGCTGATTTAGCAAAGTAAATATATGCGTCGTCTGGTCCAGCCGTTGATAATCCAGCTGGCGCCAAAAATCTCCGCTCACGTAAATCCTCATTACTTTCTTTATCAGCACCGCCGACTGAATCATCTAGATTAACTACGCCGCCAACGTAAGCAATTGGATTAACTTGTTGTGTAATCTGACCAGAAACATAACCATTTGCAGCACTACCGCCAACTGTAGCAACACAAGTAATCTTAATCTCCTCTGCACCAATTGGTACAGTTACATCATTCTGCACTGCAAAGAAAATCTTGCTGTCAGCGGTAACTTGGGTATTCTTAGGTATCACAATTGCTTTAGTTAGGGCTTGTGTCATCGTAAATAACATCGTTACGCGCGCAAACTCAGATTTATTGCGCTCTAACCCAAAATCCACCACGCGCTGGTCTAGATAATCATCAATTGCATAAGGTAATAAATTCTGTTTGGCGGCAAAATCAATTGCAGAACGAAGTCCAACGAATTCAGCGGTCAAAACATTGATAAACGTCATAACTGGATCAGCCTCGCCTAGCGTACGCTTGGATAGTTCTTGATAGCGCGCAATGATTCCAGATTTAATTTTCTGCGGATCTTTCTCTGCAAAGGTTATTGGCGGTAAATTAGATAAATTCATATAGCACCCTCTTTAACTTCAATAACGACATTTGCAACAATATTCCCATTGATTAAATCGCTTTCACGCCATTCAAAATATTTAACTTTTGCGCGCGGTTCGTATTTTCTAATCTGGCGCGCCATATCAGTCTGAAAAAACATCATTACAACATCAATGCTTTCATCGATTACCCGACTATCAAGCCCCATATCACGCTGATACGGTATTTGATTACGCCGTTGATTAAAGATATTCATCACATTCTGCGTTACTTCATCTTCAATAGTTGCTGGCGCAAAATTAATCTTCTTAGATTGAGCGGTTACATTAATTCGTAGATATTCCATTAGTTATACTCCTTGAATGATAAACTTACACCAACCTCAGTTAAGTTGCCAAAAGAATCCACTTTATCGTAAGTTTTATCAATACCATCAATTACAAATTCGCCTAAAACGTCACATCCTAAGATTAAATCATACACATCACCAGATTCCATATATTCATAAAGTATATCCAGTGTCTTCTTGGGACTTACACCAAAATAAGAAGATAGTTTAATGGTTAATTTAACGGTATCAAGGTTATACCCTACAAACTCAAGCTTTGGTGTGCCAGCAATGATTTCATGATCAACAAATTTAACTGATGATGAATGCTGTGCATTCTGAAAATTTAATTGCTTAAATGGGTTAACCGTAAATATTAATTCACCAAATCCACCCAAATTACCAAAATTCTTAATAGTATCAAGTATTGACATTACACACTTCCATTATCTGTTTTACCGTTCACCGGCTTACTATCACCATCTTTAAGTTGGCCAGCGGCATGTTGATGCTCTAGCCATGGTTTACCATTAATTATTACCGCACCATTTAGATTTATGGTTTTAGCGTTAATGTTAACCGTAGCATTTATTGCGCTAATGGCTAATTGATGGTTCTCCATATCATAGCTAATTTTACTGCCATCAATAAAGGTTTTACTCCAGATAGTCGCCTTACTCTCAGGTGGTGGGCTATCTTCACCATAAACCCCATCGATTACAATCCCATCAGATAGCGATGGCGGAATAAGTAGCACAGTTACATTATCACCAATTTGCGGTAAATTATATTCACGAACCCGACTACCGCCTTTGGCTCCGATGCTTAAATCACCAGTGGTAATTTCCTGATCAGGAAACTCAACTTTGCAAGTATAATTAATTGCATCAACTTCAACTACCCGCCCACGGCGAATTAGGTTATTTTCTATCACGATTCAACTTCCCCAAGTACACGATGAGCGGTAAATGATGTCGTATAACCCTTATTTACGCTATGCGTTGTACTTTCAATATAATAGCGCCCACTGTAAACACCATAATCAACAACATCAACCGTAACCCCAGCCATTAAAAATGGATTACCTGGTAAGGTTCCTTCCATTCGCCATTCGCCACGATTTTTTTGTTTTAGTCGCGAACTAGCAACCTTTGCTGCTTCGGCAGCATTATCAAATCGTTGGCGAATGTTTAACGTCTTACCGCCACCATAGATATTAGCCTTATCTAAATAATGTTCCGTTACCAGCTTTTCATTTTTATGCGGTTTATTATTATTTGACGGGCGGTGTGCAGTAGTTTTTTGATGTTCGCGTGCATACTCTGAATTAATTTTAGCTACCTGTTC